GGCTTGCTAGGATCGAACGGAACCCGTCCAATGCGCCCCTGAAGCTCGGCGTCCTGCATCTCCCTGGCAAACACTGCACCGTCGACAGTCTGCCGGCATATGCCCTCCCAGACCGTGTTGTAAGCCTCAATGTCCCGCTCTTTAAGCGCGTCCTTCTCAGCTCTTAAAGTTTCTGGGAACCAGGGGTTATCGCTCCAGTTGATCTTAGTGACCACACAGTCAGCAGGAGGATGCACCACAAAGCGTTGGAACGTCTCATCAGTCTCCAGCTCCGGGTTGAAGCTGATCCAGATTTCTGAATCTTGTTTACGGATTGTTGGGATTAGCACATTCCATGACATTCGAGAAACTGATTGGGCCTCCTCGACCCAACATACATCAACACCTTCGAATGATTTTATGTTGGATACATTATTCTTTAATCCAACAAAGAAGAATTCAGAGCCATTCTTAGCTCTAATCGACGTTTGGGTTATTTCATAGAATCCATGCAATCGCAATGATTCGATCTGATCGCATAAGAGCTTATGCACCGAATCACGGATTGACGTTTGGAATTCCCGTGCGCAGAGAATGCGAGTGGGCTTTGATGCACCAATGATGAGCAACGCCCTGGCAATCGCCCAAGACTTACCGCCACCTCGACCACCGTACGCTACCTTATACCGATGCTTGTCAAAAAGAACCGATAGCTTCTCAGGAAACTCGGCGTTTGATACGGCATAATCAATCTCATTCACTGGGCTTAACAAAGGTAACTTTGATGCCCTCGACCGGCGATCCGTCTGGATTGCTCAAAACGGTCGTGTTGCGCTCGCCCCAACCCATTTGTGCTTTGGTCCACCAGATCATCGCTGTGGTGTCGCCCATCAACGCCTTGTTGTATAGGGTCTTGGCCATGTTAGCGCAGGCAGTCGCCTTCCCAAGCGCCAGCTCGGTCGGATACCACTTGCGCAGCGTCACGTCGCTAATACCGATCAACGCAGCAATCTGGTCGTGCGGCAAGCCGAGACCGCTGGCCTGTTGGACCTGTCCACGTGTTTTATCGGTTGGCTCGTGCGGTAGCATTTTTATTGCGTCAAAGTGTTAGTCATTGAATCGAAAGGAATTCCCGATTCTGCGTGGGTTGCTGCCTTGCCAGTGTACTCCTGCCAGCGCTTTACGATCACGTCGCAATACTTCGGGTCAAGCTCCATCAAATAACTACGACGCCCATTCTTTTCCGCGGCAATCATGGTTGTTCCGCTGCCGCCAAAAGAGTCCAGCACAATGTCGCCGCCTTTGGTGTTGTTGAGCATTTGATATTCAAACAACCCAACTGGCTTCATTGTTGGGTGCTCTCCATTACGCGACGGCTTGTCAAATTCAAGAATTGTTGTCTGCTTACGATCTGCCGCCCAGAGGTGGCCTGCGCCTTCCTTCCATCCATACAAACAAGGCTCGTGTTTCCAATGGTAGTCTTGTCGACCAATTGCAAAGACACTTTTTTTCCAAATTAAACACTGACGGATTTTCCATCCAGCGTCCTTTGCAGCGCCTCGAAAGTTATAACCTTCTGAGTCTGCATGCCAAATATAAAAAACCGCTCCGGGTTTCAAAACCGTGTCTGCGGTGACATAAGAGTCCCGTAAAAATTCACGAAATTTTTCATCGCTCATCGAATCGTTGGCAATCCCAAAGCTCGCTTTGTCTTTTCTAGCTTTCCCGGCTTTCTCCAGCATTTCGTTCTTAGCCGTCATATCCACGTTATACGGAGGATCGGTCAGCCACATATCAACCAACTGATTGTCAGTTAGCTTTTGCATATCATCAATCGACGTAGAATCGCCGCACATCAGTCGGTGCTTACCTAGTATCCAAACGTCGCCCAATCGCGTTGTAGGCTCTTTTGGAGCCTCTGGCACGTCATCCTCGTCGGTCAACCCGTCAGTGCCTTCTGTGACGTTCAGAAGCGCGTCCAGCTCCTCGGTCGTAAAGCCAGCAATCGTGGCGTCAAAACCCATCTCTTGCAGATCGCCAAGCTCAAGCCGCAACATCTCATCGTCCCATCCGGCATTCGATGCGAGCTTGTTGTCGGCAATGACCAGCGCTTTCTTTTGCGCTTCAGACAAGTGGTCCAGCACGATCACCGGGACCTCGGTCAACCCGAGCTTGCGAGCTGCCGCTAAACGACCGTGACCGGCAATGATGCCGTTTTGTCCGTCAACCAGAATCGGGTTGGTCCAACCAAACTCCCGAACGCTGGCAGCAATCTGAGCGACCTGCTCGTCGCTGTGCGTCCGGGAATTGTTTACGTATGGGATCAGCGCTTCAATCTTGCGCTGTTCGACCTGCATCAGCAATTCCAGTTCTTTAACGATGCCTTGGCACGCTCAGCCGGTCCCTTCGCCTTTCTTACGACTCCTTCCATCCGAGCGCAGAAACTGGCCTTGCGACCCTTGTCTGCATCAGTCTTAGGATTCGGCGCTGGTGGCTTAAGATTGGCGTTGTTCTTGGCGTTGTACTCAGCACGACCTTTCGCAGTCATCCCGGCGCCTTTCTCGGTCGGGTTGTAGGTCTTGCCCTTCCCCGTGGTCGTCCGGGGAATGGGCTTGTCGTGCTTTGTAGCCATTACTTTTTCTTTGCCGGTTTAGCGGTTGTGGCAGCTTGCTTAAAGTCAGCAGCAGACGGCGCCGCCTTGCTGCCGACCTTATTCATCTTTTCACCAGAGCCGGCAGCGATGCGTGCTTGTTTAGCGTGAATATTGGCGTAAAGATTAGGTTTGCTCATTTCTTTTTTGCCGCTGCACGTTTTTCAGAGTACGCAATCGCCACCGCTTGTTTTACTGGTTTGCCAGCTTTGACCTCGGCTTTGATATTTTCTTTAAACGCCTTCTCAGACGTTGATTTTTTGAGTGGCATTTCAGTTATCTGCAAATGAAATTACAAAAGAGACTTCACCGTCTTCATCTTCACCATCGTCCTGCTCACACGTATGCTCGCCAATGGCCAGAAACTGAGCAATGTGCTGCTCCAGCACGCGCTTAAGAACATCACGGCATTCTGGGCATTCTTCGCTGTCGATTGCGCCCATCATGACTGCAATTTCTTCGGCCAGCTCGCTTTTGCCAGCGTCGGAGCCTTCTTCAAACGCCTGAGCGTGAATGTCTTCTGAGGATTCGCCAATCTGATCCTCAAGCGCTGCAACAGCCTCTTTCAGCATTTCTAGATCGTCATGGATGCTCATTTAGCTTGCTCCGTGGATCACAACAAAGTTGATAACAACAGCTTCAGACAGGCTGCCAGCCGTGTTGTTGAACAACCCGATTGTGGCGCTGCCGGCTGTTTGGTCAGCCACGTATGGCCAATAAGAGCCAGGCGTTGCAACACCACCGGAGATGCTGACCATCACAACGTCATTGTCGCTGATCGTTGAGTTGTTAAGCGTGAAAACCACGTTAGTCTGCTGGACCAATGCCGCGGCATTCATGGTAATGCGTCCCATGCTCTTGTTGAGCGTGACCGCGGTTGACTTGCTGGTGAGCTGCGTCACTGCGCCCTGCGCTGCTGGCGTATAGCCAAACTCTTGGCTGACGTAGCACGTGGTGAACTCTGGATCGGCGTAAGCAACGCCTGATGCGATTGAATTACTCATGATTGCCCTTTATTCAACGACCGCACAAACGTCGGCCTCTGAAATGATTTGATAGTCCTGGCCACCGTCGTTATGCGTCGGCCAATTAAGGTAGTCACCGTTCCCATACTTGATCCGGTCCCCGACTCGAGCTTCCTTGACTTGGGGTCCGACCGCGACGATTGTGCCCTCGTTAAAGGGTTCGCGGTTGTTAATGTGAATGACGTCCGACAGTTTCCTGACGGACGGTTGCACAGTAATGAAGTTGCGAAGGGGTCTAATCATTTTTGATACGACATCCGATCGTGCGTGTAGCACGTGCCCGACGTCACGCCGGTGTTGAATTGCTTGTCCTTGCCAGTCATATCGGCTTCGCCCATGCCAACGCCGTTGACCATGCGCTCTTTGCGCTCGCCGGTTTTCTCTTGCTTGGCAACGCCAGCAGGAACCTTGGCGCTCGAGCCGAAGCCGTAACCGGCTGGCTGCTTCGTTGCTGAGTCTTTAGATTTCATCATTTTGGAGCCTATTTAAGAAAGCGTAGTTTGAAAAG